GCAAAGTAGCGTTTTCAGATTGATACCATTTATTACGCATTGATACCTTTACATTTATTTTATTTTTACCTAGTGCGTCCTTTATAGTATCTAATTTATCCAACCCGTGGTTGTAAAACGTTGCACGCGAGCAACTTATATATGCCACTACATCTTCAATAAAAAACAGTTTATATTTTTCTATTGCAGCTAACGCTTCCTGCTCTAGTTTATCGGTATTAAATGTATTTGCGTTTTTAGTTTTCGCCATATCTATTTCATTTTTGACCCGCAAGTTGGACAAATTTCCTGGGGTATTTCTTCCTGCATATTTTCTTTAACAGGATCGTCGTCGTCTGCAAACATTTCTTTGGGTAAGTCCACGCCCCAATCGACAATTTTCTGCATATTCCATTCGTTAGCTAATATCTCCCAATCCCAAGACCCAAAGCTGGCATTGTCTTTTATAATAAATTGGTTCTTTTCGTCGTCTGTCCAATCTGTTATTTGGTGTACTAACACCTCTTTAAACCCGGCTTCCGTCAATGCTTTAAGTCGCATATTACCGCCCAAGACAATCATATTCTCGTCCACTACTAAAGGCCTAACCTCTAGCATCTTTGGAAATTCTTTTAACGAACTGACTAGCTTTTTAAAATTAGCCTTATTTATATACCTAGGGTTTTGCTCGTTAGGTTTTGGTTCGCTAATTTTTACGGTTTTAATTACTCCCATTTACTTAAACCAAACTATTGACAAGCCTATTGGCCCTATAAAAAATTGTATCATACGTTCGTTTTCGTCCATATAATAAAATTCCTCAATCGCGCCACTTGCGTAATTTATGCCTAAAGCAAAACCAAAAATAGGAAATAATTGTACTTGAAAGGAACCCATATTTAATGATATTTTTTGTAAAGGTACTCATATATTTCAAAAATCTTTGCATTTACATTTTCATTTGTGTACGGGTCGGGCGACTTTGTAAGCCTACCCATTACGTCCAGGGTTAAATAAATACCCCTAAATGTAGGCTCGGGCAATATCTTAATATTGTTTTTTATACACCATACCCTAGCATTTGTTTGCGCTTCTGTTGGAAAGTATTGCTTTACTGTTTTACGCTTTGCCATTAAAACATTGTTAATTGTGCCTGGTGCTGCTTAAGTCTTTTTATTGCCGCTTCAAAGTAATCTTTATCTAATTCACAAGCGGTTAAATCAAACCCTAAGTTATGACAAGCTATTGCTATACTTCCACTACCTAAATGCGTGTCTAATATCTTATCGCCCTCTTTAGCATAGTTGATTAATAGCCATTCGTAAAGTTTAACAGGCTTTTGTGTAGGATGAATTTTTGTCTCAGGTACATTTTGTATTCCATATTCAAACAACGACGATATAGTTGATATACCTTGACTTAATGAAGCAATTTCACATTGGGAATATTTTTCTTTAACACCTGTTATTTTTTTATTCCAAACAACAAAACCTTTCCATTGTGGCAATTCAAAGTTATTTGCACCCCATATAATTTGGTTTTTAGATACTCTAAACAATTGAGACCAATATTTTTGTGTTGGTCTGCCCTCTAAACTTTCCATAGACCCATTCGACCTCATTTCTTTTATAGGCTGATTCTCATCTCTATAAGGAGGATCTACAATAGCAAGGTCAAAGTAATTATCTTCATACCTTGCCATTAATTCCATATTGTCCTCGTTTGTTATCTGTATCATAATTATATATTTTTAAAACGGTACACCTGTTTCGTCCTGGTCTAAATCTACAACTTCAACCATTTTTTTAGGGGCCTCAAATCTTTTTTGAGCCGCCGTTATTGGTTTATATACTGCGCCATTATCAAAATCCGGTGCTATGCTAAAACTACCTAGCCCTCCATTCTCTTTACGCTTTACTTTTTCCACGTGTATATCTACGCTATCACTTCCGTAGTCGGTACGGTCGCCAATATTTCTGTAACAAATAAGACCATTATAACACTTATTAAAAAAGTCTGCCGACCCGCTTATATCATAAAGCGTTGGTTTTTTATAATTGCCGTTTTCACTTTCTATTTTTCTAGGGTGCGCCACTAAAAACAAATGCGTGTTTGTTTGTTGGCAAAATTGTGTTATTTGACTAAGCACCTTACCGACGTAACTATGATCTTTTTGCGCGCTATGGTCTAGCATATTCCAAGGGTCAATAACGCATATATTTACGCCCTTTTGAAATACTAAGTCTCTAAAATGGTTTAGTATTGCTTCCAGGGTTAAGTTTTTAAGGTCTATTTTAACCCAATAAAAATGCTCTAGTATAAAATCTTTTGTGCCGTTTAGTTGGTCGTTTGTGCAATTCGTTTCGTTCAGCTTATTAGCCACTCGTTTTATATGGCCCTCGTATGGAAAACTTTCCGGCGAAAACATAGCGCATCTAAAATCGTATTTGGTCGCCATATTTACGCAAATTTGGTCTATAATATCGGACTTACCGCTATTTGGTATTCCTGTTACTACCGTCCATTCCCCCATTGCAAGTTTAAAATACTCATTACTCCCGCCAAGGTTCATATCGTAATTGACAATACCATTTTCGTTATACTGCAAAACGTCGTCCCAAATATCTGCTATATTTAAAACGCCTTCCAATGGGAAGTTCTTAGCGCTTTTAACTATCGTCCTAAGCGTCTCGGCTCCCTTATCTACTAAAACCTCGTTAGCATCTTTATAATCGCCCCAATCGACGTATTTGCATCTGTAATGACCAAACCTCCTAGCTAACTCTGCGCGTAATTGCAAACCAGCTTCGTCGTTGTCGGTGCAAATTATAACCTCCTCTTTATCTTCAAAAGACCGCCAGCAGTTATCTAAATATTCTAAGCGTTGGTTGCCTTTACTTGCTCCATTAGGTACCGAGCAAACGCTATATACTCCAGCTTCGTGTAAACTAAGCGCGTCCATTTCGCCTTCAACTATATAAACCTTTTTAAGTTCGTTTATATTATCTAAGCCGTAAAATATTAATTCGGCACCCGATACCATTTTAAAATTCTTTTCGGAATCTCGGTATTTAACATTTATTAAATTGCCGTTTTTGTAGTAATTAAAATTTATTGTTTTGCGGTTGTTTTTAACCTGCGGCATATACGTAATGCTTTCGCCTACCTTCCAATGCGCTAGGGTAGCTTCTGAAATACCTCTGCCTTTAAACCAATCTATAATTTTAGGCGACAGGTTTATATCTATTTTAGACGGAAGTACATAATCTTCTTTTGGCTTAAACTTTACCGAACCCGACCAACCGCAATTATGGCAGTTGTAAACGCCTTTGTTTACATTAACGCTAAGTGAAACGTCGCTTTTGTTTTTCCTAGTTGGGCCGCATTGTGGGCATTTTGTTTTAACATCGCCACTAGGGTTGCCCTTTAGGCTAATACCCAGGTCTTGTAATTCTTTTAAATACATAATCAATAAGTTAGTTAATGGCTAAATTAAAAATTTATTTTAAATCTGCAAATATCTTTTTTAGCTTTTCCAAATACAAAGTAAAATCCATTGCTTCCTCTTGGGCGTGTTTAAGCCATTCTAACGGCGTTAAATCGTCTCGGTCTAACGTAGTGCCATATTTTTCTGTTCCTATCTTAGAACGCATTAAAAAAGCCTCTACGACGCTATTTACTATTGTATCGTCAGTATGGTTTGTGCATCGCTTGCATTTAATAAAAAAACTTCTTTGGTTACCATTTGGTTTTTCCATAGTGTCGTCGTTGGGCATTGTAATTCGTGTTTAGTTAAATTTGTTAAATCTCTTAAATCAAATATGTAGTCAAAATATTGCTCGCTTACTAAGTAGAATATTTGGTAGTCGTGCATTTCCATTAGTTTATCGTATTTGTAAACCTCCAGCATTTTAGTTTTATAGCTATCGTTTCTAAACTTAAACTCTAAAACGCATTTTTTACCGGTACAAGTTTTGCCTATTGCGTCGTAATGATCATAACCTCCGCCCGACCATTTAAGTTTCCAGCCCCTTGCGTTTAACTCTTTTACTTTTAATTGCTCTTTGGCGTGTATTTGGTTAATCATTACTTAAATATTTTCTTATTTCCTGGACGCCACGTTTTCCTATTTCAACATTTTGACTTAGCAAAAACTCGTTTATTATCGTACCGTTGTAAAGTTGTACGTACAATTCTATTTCGCCCCTTTTATTTTCTGCCAAATACCATTCCTTAGCGTTTTTAATAGCAGCCATATATTTTGGCTTTGCTATTTCTTTGCTAGCGATTTTATACTTCGCCATTATATTATCAATTTTACGTACTGAATTACGTACTGTTTTTAAAGCTGGAAGGCTTAATACATTTGGTCGCCAAAAAGGGTCTTGCCTGGCCCATTTAACCGCAGCGTAAACTTCCCTTAAATCGTAATCGTTTTTTTCAAACCAAGCCAATGTATTTTTCCAGGCAGTTCTTTGGCTTTCATTTTTAGGTAAAGTTTTTTCGCCTTTGAATAAATCTAAATATGGCGCAAAAGCATTTTCAACTAATTTAGAATATCTAGCTGGCGCAGGTTTTTTAACCTGTGCGGTATTAATTGTATTATTCTCTTTTGTATTATTAATATTATTAGTATATATATTATCCTTTAAGTTTTCTTTAATAGGGGTATTTAAGTTTTCTTTAATAGGGTCTTTAAGTTTTCTTATATAGGTATTTAAGTTTTCTTTAATAGGGGTAGCAATAAATATTTTGCGCTGCTCTATTTGTTTTGTGCCTTGTTTGTAAGTCATTTCAAGGCGTATATAACCGCGTTTTTCTAGTTCGCTAATCCAAACACTAACCGACGTTTTAGAAACGTCGTACAAGTCCGCAAAATAACTATTTGAACTCCAGCAAAAACCTTTGTCGTTAGCCAAAGCAGTTATTTCGCCATACAGAAGTTTTGCATTTGCTTTTAACGTTTTGTCGTACCTAACGTTAGCTGGTATAATTGCGTAGTAACTCTTTTTGTCCATAATAAAAAAAGCTGGGGGTTCGGTGGTTACGGCACCTACTACCCTAGCTTTAAATGTTTTCTAAACAACTTAGCCCGTAACCTCTAAGTCTTAAACAAATATAAAAATTATTAAACGATTTGCTTTATTTTATCGCAGAAAGTTTTAAGGTCGCCAAATATTCTAAGGAAGTTGTCCAGGCTTATATGGTCGTCGCCATAAACCATAAATAGTATTTCAAT